TGGACGGACTAACCGCTCTGGAGGACGAAAGGTCTATAGAGGTCAAGGCAAGCGTTAAGCTGCTTCTCTATATCTTTTCCATCCGGTAGCTAATGCATATATCTCAGGATTTGCCTCTAAGGGTGCCATCTCTGAGAAGCCACGTTTCCACCCGTGGTTCTTCATTACCTCTTCTACTTCTTCTTTGATTTCATTTAGATCTTCTAAGGTTCCTGTGAATCTAAACCTTACGTACTTTACTTTTTCACCCATGTCGTTCTAAATCACTATTAAAAATTTCCTTATGAAGCTCGATTGCAGTTTCTATGCTTTGTCGGGCTTTAATTAAGTCTGCCAGCTGAGCTTCGGGGTTGTCTTTATGTTTATGCGGGTATCGCTGGGTATATTTTATCGCGTTAACTAATACGTATTTAAGTAGACCTGCAGCGCCGAACATTGACCTAGCTACATCATAAGGAGAAACTCCTTTTTTGTAATGTTCTGGGTTAGCAATAGAAAAGCCGACCTCAAGTGGGTCGGCGCTATCTGGTGCAATTGAATTCCACATTTGAATGCCACATTTGACATCCAAATGTACCTTAATTTTCAGGTTGGTTTCATTGGCTTGTAATCTACACCACGGTAGCAAAGTACTTTTTTAGCTTCATCTAAATTATGCTGTTTGATCGTTTTTTGGCGGATCATTTCGAGCACGTTCATTGATGCCTCCATCAGAGAACTTACCCCCGTTGCCTGGTAAGCGTTTTCTGCAGCCTTATGGCTCAACGTATATTTATTCTATACCTGTAATTCATTGTTTGCACTTATACAGAATGTTGTATACGCTGCTGTTGCCTTTAGCCAGCAAAACAAAATCTCATGTAGAGTCTTGTTGAGATTCTTTGGTATGACTGAGAAGGGATATGCATGGCATGCAGGGGGTCAGCGGTTCGAATCCGCTTGGCTCCATTCCCAAAACTCTTTCATAGCAAGGGATCTCGGTAGTACCTCATGGTGTTGCCGAGATTTTTTTGTCTCTACGTGAGACAAGAGCATCTTCAACGGGTCTTGAGTCATGGGTTGAATCTGTTGCGCTGCAGGCAGTCTCATCCTATTTTGGACAAAATGCCGAAAAACAAAGTTTTGAACAGAGTACATAGCATGGAAAACTGGGTGCTCAAGAATGCAGTCCTAAATGAGATGGGCTCCAACTACCGCCTGTTCATCACGAATCAATCTCCTAAGTTCCAGATCAGGGCAACGAGTTGTCCTTTTCCAGATGGGAAATTTCGTAAAAGTAGTGGCATCCGCGCAGATGAAGCCGGTGCAGCTGAAAAAGCCTTCAAGCTCTGCATGCTCCTGGACGACGACCCGAAAGCCTTAGAGGTTCAGCAAAAGGAAAGCAAGAAACCGGGCTACACGGGATGGAGAGCACTGTCTTTAGAGCTGGAGCAGCACCTCAGAAATGAGCTCGACATTCAGGACTCACACCCGGACTACTGGAGGCACTCCAGGGAGCTTGGGTTTCTAAAGGGAAGTGTGGATCCAGCGCTTATCCAGAAGTGGGTAGAAAGCTCTGATAAGCACTCCAGAGAGAGGACACGCCGGGTTGTTACCTGCAACAGGTTGATCGAGATAGGTGTTGAGCTCGACCAGCAGTGGCTCTACAAGATCAAGTCTGGAAACAAGTACAGCCCGAGCAAAGCCATCGAACCAAGGGATTTACCGTCAGATACACAAGTCGAGGCGTTTGTCGATTCAATTTCTAATCCACGTTGGAAAAAGGTTTTTGCCTACATCGCCACTTGGGGACTGCGTAACCACGAACCATTTCGACTTCACAATCTTCCAGATGATCTTGGTTATCTCGCGATTGCTGATAATTCCAAAACAGGGTTCCGCGAAATCATTCCTGCACATCCTGAATGGATTGATCGCTGGGAATTGAATGACATAGAACTGCCATCACATGACAGCACATGGTGCAACGCGGATCTTGGTAGAAAGGTGACCAAATACATGGCCCGACATCGACACTTGGCAGTGTGGCGAGTGCGGCCTAAGACGTATGACCTACGTCATGCATGGGCAGCAAGATTGCATACCCATGAGCGCTACAGCAAGGTAGATGTCGAGTTAGCAGCTGAGATGATGGGACATTCCGAGAAAGTCCACAGAGCTGATTATCTACGTTGGACAAAGAAAGAAGACATCAAGCGCCGTCTTCGTCAAAAGATGGAGGCATAGGACCGGGGTCTGCGCCACCTTTGACGATCACAACTGCTCGTTTGTAGAAGAAGCTGTCAGTTTTTCCGGCAGCTTCAAGGGCAGTCAATACTTTCTGCCAGTTTTCCTTTTCGCGTTGATCCATAGTTAGGTGATGTAAGGCCAAGAAATTTCAATATCTCCCTTCCAGATATCTGGATTGATAGGAGTTTTGGATACGTATTCTCTGAATGATGCTTGAAAGTATTCTAAGGACATGTCTAATGATTTGGCCATTACAGCCACATTGCTTTGTCCTCGGAAGACGATCTGATGCGCTTCAAGAAGCTCCATTACATCTTCTCCTGTGTTGATCGCATTTTTTGATCCTGCTCTGATACCGCTGGAAGGCTGCCTTCAAGGCCGAGGTGGCTTGTGCAGGCTGATCGAGGGCCGCGAAGAAGGCGGCATGGTCAATTCCTTGCAGTTCCGTCTTCTTAAATACCTCGTCAGAGCCCTTTACAGACGCGAAATTAACTAGTTCAAGAACTTCTTCGATTGTTATTTGCTTCTTCATTAATTTTCCTGTGTTGGTCGCATTGCTTCCTTGAATAGGACATAAATCTGTATCCGTTCCTCCTCTGTAATTTTTCCAGCTAGTGCTAAACAGTGCAAAATGTTGCCCAGCTCATCATCACATTTCTCCAGCTGCCAATCAGCAGCGGCTTGCATGTTCTCTCTCTCACCTGGATCGGGACACCACAACTCAGCCAGTTGAAAGCAAATTTCGTCAGTCAATGGGTGTGTCATTTGTTTTTCTCCTTTGTGGGGCGCATTGCTTCTTTTAAGTCATCATCTAACATGTGCATAGGGCTCATGTCGCCAAGATAAGTATCATCGGTATAGTTGGAGAGGTTTTTGCCTAACCATTTCATAACCTGCTCCAACTGCCAATCAGCAGCTGCACGTATACCATCTGGTGTGTAAAGACATTCCGTTTCTACATCAACAGTGTGATCCCAAAACTTTTTGAATGCCTTCTTGTCAGTTAGTGGGTGCTTAGTCATGAGCATCTATACAGGTGCGAACATTGAATCAGCAGAGAAAGGTTTTGCAATTCCATCTGCGCCTTCAATCAAACACTTGTCGGAATCACAAGGAGCTGGTCCTGCCTCAAACATTTCATCTGTGTCGTGGCTCTTAAGCGCATCGAAGAAGTCAGGATTGGTTTGCCGTCTTTGAACCTCGGACTGAAGTTGATAGAACTCAATGTCACTAATGGGTTCAAATGGAAGACGTGGGAAAGCACCTCCTCCATCAAAGCGACTAAGAAGAGCCGCTGAGATGTAACCACCGTCAGTGTCGATGGCGTTGTAAATCAGGTCACTCAGTTCTTCGATTTCACTCTCGCGATACTCAATCGTCGCTGAGGTGTTGTGTGTGGTGTAGTAGTGCTGAACCTGCATATAAAAGTCAAATTGAGCCGCTGCTGAGATCGATGCAATATCGACTTCATCGCAACCAGGGATACTGGCCCAGCTCACTGAGTACGGAATCTCTACAAGCCACTCCGTACACCGCGCATCAAACGGGTCATCTAGAAGTAAGCCTTTTTCATCCTTATCTGATTGCGACGGAACAACGCTGTAGCCGTAATCAATACAAGCCAGAGCAACTGGATCATTTTTACGGAAGGTGACACGTCGAATAAAACGTTGGCTCTTTGGTGGATGCCAGCCACTACTTGCTCCAGTCAGCAAGCTCTTAGTCCCTGCAGGTTGAACCGTGGTGCAACGATTAGGCATTTTTAGATCATGTTTGGCGCAATATTCAGAGAGCGTTGTCTCAACAATCTTTCTCCAACGCATTAAGTAGGAAGCCTCGGTCTTTTTGAAAGCCTTGCCTTCATCAGTGTCTGGGCGTCCTGCAACAAACCACCGCAACCAATCAGCACCGAAGGCATGTACAAAGAAATCGAACAAGCCTGTGAAGGACACTCCGACAATGGGATCTAATTCGCGTGATTCCTGGTAACGAGGGACATCGAATCGATGGTGTAGAAGAGCTCCAGCAGCTAGTGCTCCAGCTTTGAATGCAAGAGCCTGTTCCTCAAAGTTATTTGGATCAAGTGTATTGAGGTGGATCTCAGATAAGTTGCAATGAAAATCAGTCCCTAGAATTTCCCCACAAGGGTTAAGACCATAACGATTCATACGATGCCTGCGTTCTTGTGCAACCATTGGACGATCAGTTTCATCCTGAAGGGTTAAATACGCTGCTGCAATATCGCGGCCTTCATCGCAGTAGAGCTCAATAAATTTGCATCGCTTTTCCTCAGTGTCTAGGAGGTCACGGTTAGAGCGTGCAATAGCTTCTGGTGCAAATTGGATAGCACCTTCGCCTGAGTAGAACTGTTTAGTTACAGCATCTAAAACCTCTTGGCGACTAGGTTTTGTGTGATAGACACGAGTATGGTTCGCCATCCTGAGCGCATCTCGTGCTGGATCGATACGCCAGTTGCCCTCTTTATCCTGCTGCCATAAATTGTCCTTTGCGGAAGCAGCATTTGTATCTGTACTGGTGAACTGGCGCATCCCTGCACTGCGTCGGATATTGCCTGCGACAACAACAGTTGCTGCCTCATCTAGCAACAAGCAACACTCAATAGAAGTAAGCCGCCTACCAAGAGCACCGTTTGTAATGTAAATCATCCGGTAAAAGAGATCTTCTAGCTTGATAGGGTTGGAACTTCCCCCAAATCCCTTCAGCTTCTCTCCACTAGGTCTGACTGACGACAGGTCAATGTAGATATTTACCGGATGTTGCCAATCCACACATAGTTCTGTAGATGCCTCGATTACAGCGGTGTATGCGTCGACCCAACCCTGACGGCTATCACCAACCTTGATCGTTAGCTCATTACCTCTGTAGTCGATAAAAGTACGGTCATGTCTATTTTCAGGGGCACTGATACCAACCCCAACGACACTCATGATCCGTAGACGGTTACGGATACTAGGTAGTTGTTTAATCATGCGATCTTCAATGATCGCGCCTGTACCCGAACCCATCATTGCCAGGTCCATCATCAGACCGAATGCTTCCCAATCAACAAGTTCCGTTGATGTGCAGTTGTATGCGCCTGAGATGTTTTCCGGTTTCTCGATCCATGGGGTGCCACCAATCCATAGCCAACGACCTGATGGAAGCATCTGTTTGCGCTTCAACTGACTCGAAACAAGTTCTTGCTCGTCTTGAGTAAATTTTCCTAGTCTTCCTAAACCTTCAATAACGCGAGCGCAAACCTCGCTAAAACTTTCGCGGGTGCCATCCTCGTTCTTACGACTGTATGTCCGGTAAAAAACGGGGTTTGCAGCTGGCGCAGATGCATCAAATTCTGAAATTTTCAATGGTCGTAATGAGATCAACAGGCTTTCGCAGCTCATTCAACATACCCAAAATGGAACGACATGCCATCCTTATCTGGTTTGAGATGCTTATAACAATACAACGATTTACCGTAGAGACCATTTATCTAT